CATGGTCAGCAACTGGCGCATGGCCTTCTGCCCAGCATAGCCATCGTGCAGCACCGGAAGGTACTCGGTGATCGGCTTGTCGGACAGGCTGCCGTAGTAGGTGCAGGACAGCATCTCCTTGCCTGACGCGCGGCTGACATGCCTGCGCCAGTTCCAAGAGGTGACCTCCATGTCTTTGCCTTCCAGGCCCATGATGTCGTCGTTGCGCAGCTCCAGCTTCTTGCGCTCAGGCTCAGGGAATGGATGCAAGCAGGCAGGGCAAATGGCCACCGAAATGGCGCACAGCTCACCGCAGTGGTCGCAGACCTTGACTGGTGCCTCGCCATTGCCATCGCCACCCTTCTTGGGCGGCTGCACATTGGTGATCGGGCCATGCGACTCGACCACACCAGCAAAGTCGAGCACCAGGCAGTGGTCGGTGTGGCTCTTGACCCTCATGCCACGGCCTGCCATTTGCACATACAAGCTGGCGCTCATGGTTGGGCGCAGCATCACCACCAGATCAATGTCTGGATAGTCAAAACCTGTGGTCAGCACATTTGCATTGGTCAAAGCACGCACACGGCCAGCCTTGAAGTCGGCCAACATGCGCTCGCGCTCTTTTTTTGGTGTCTCGCCAGTCACGCATTCAGCGGTCACACCACGCTGGCGCAGGACTTCGGCCACGTGCTCGGCATGCTTTACGCCAGCACAAAAGAACAGCCATGCCTTGCGCTCACCGGCTAAGGCCATGACCTCATGCACCACAGCCTGATTCTTGTCGTCCGTGTCCACAGCAGCCTGCAACTCGGACTCAATGAACTCACCTCCGCGCTTCTTCACGCCAGTCACATCCAGTTTGGCCTTGGTGATCTTGGAGCGCAATGTGGCCAGATAACCCTTGAACACCAACTCCTCGATGCTGACCGGCTCCAGTAGATCGTCAAAGAGCGCAGGCTTGTCGGTGATCAGGCCATGCCCCAAGCGGTAAGGCGTGGCAGTCAGGCCGATCACGCGCAGGTGCGGATTGATGGCCTTCAACTCGCCAAGCAACTTGCGATAGCCACCCTCGTCCTTGTGGTTGACCAAGTGGCACTCATCGATAATCACCAGATCGATGTGGCCAAGCTCACGCGCCTTGGTGCGCACCGACTGGATGCCAGCAAAGGTGATCGGCTCGCTCAAGTCTTTCTGGCCAATGCTGGCGCTGTAGATGCCCATCGGTGCACCAGGCCAATGCTGGCGCATCTTCTCGGCATTCTGCTCGATCAGCTCCTTCACATGGGTCAGCATGAGCACCCGAGTCTCTGGCCAGTTTTGCAAGGCATCCTTGCACAGCGCTGCCACGATGTGGCTCTTGCCCGAGCCGGTCGGCAGCACCAGGCATGGGTTGCCTGGCTCACCAGCCTCGAACCAGGCATAAAGCTGGTCGATGGTGCGCTGTTGGTAATCACGGAGCATCTTGCCCTCGCTCCTCTACCTGCCACTCCAACTCTTTCAACAGGTCTTCGGTCGTGTCACCGTGGCCGGTGGCGTAGCCCTGGGCCATCATCCATGAGGCCACTTTGTTGCGCTCGGCTGCGATCTGCTGGCGCATGTAGCCGACAGTGACCATGCCCTCGTCGTGCATTCGCTTTGCCTCTGCGTCAGCGACAAGGGCGGCGAAGCGTTCAAATCGTTCCGTAACATCTTCAGGTGGATTCAGCCATGTCAACATTCCAGCCTCCCGAGCCATGCGGATGATTTCGTCTCTGCTCATCCCACAATCCTTCCACCAAACTGCTTGCGCAGGTCATGCAATTGCGTCCAGCCCTTATCCGCACAGGCAGATGCATTGGCCAGCAGCTCCTTGGAGCTGAACACACCTTCTTGCTCAGGGTCTCCGTTGGCCACATTCGTGCCATTGATCTCATAAACAGCCGTCCACTCGTCTGGCCCATCCTTGCGCTGCCAGGCCACCAGATCAGGATGTAGGACATGGCCTTCACAGCCCGTGCGCTGGGCATCCACTGGAATCACAGCATCCCACTTGGCGCAGTGCCACTCGCTGGCCTTTGTGGCCGTGCTATGCGCACAGGTGCGGCAGTTCACATGCTTGGTGGTCTTGGTGCTGTGACAGAACTCTTGCGCATCGCAGAACTTGCATTGATACCAGCTCGGGTCTGTGCTGATTGGCGGCGGCATCCGATCCTCTGTGGCCAGCCTGTGGCCTCGCTGGATGTACTTCTCGGCCACCTCTTTGTCATAGCGCACTCGCTCGGTATGGATGTAGTCATCGTCCTTGCAGACAGCCAGATAAAAGGCACGATCAATCTTGGTGCCGTGCATGTAGAGCTGCATCTGCACAAAATGCTCGGGTTTGGACTTCTCCACGCCTTGTTTCACCAGGTCATCAAATGATTTCTTGCTGTGCGTCTTGAACTCGGCCACATGGCGCTTCTTGGGCGCTTCAGGTACTCCTGACTCGATGATGGCGTCCAGGCTGCCTGACACATGGCAGCCAAGGTCAACACGGCTCTGTGCGCTTCCTGTGCTGCGCACATCCATGCCGATGGCTCGCAGGTCTGAAACGATGGTTTCCTCTTCCATCTGGCCCCTGCGGAACAGACGCAGGACTCGGCCAGGAAACTTGGGCTGCACAGCCCAGCGAAAACTCAGCCACAGCCACCGATCACACACATGGCCGAGCTGGCTGCAACCCATGTGCGGCCTGGGCACCTCGGCCTTGGCCTCATGTGCTTTGTCAATCAACCCCTGGATGCTATGATTTGCTTCGGGTATCTTCATGGTTCCCGTCTCCTTCCTGTAGTTGCCACATTGCCCCAGGTGCCTCACGGTTCCTGGGGCTTTTTCTTGCTTACTTCTTCAGCCAGGGCGGTGCTGCCTTGGCCGGTGCTGCCTGGGCGGCAGGTGCTGCTGCAGGTGCGGCTGGCTTAAACGCTGGCGCTGTTCCACCATTGATTGCGCGATAGCCCTTCACATCGTTGCTGGCCTCGTAGGTCTTGCCGGTCTTCTCATCCGTGCGCGCTGCCCGGATCGCCAGCTTGATGTTGACGCTGCTGCCGATCAACTGGTCGGTGTCAGTCACCTTCGACAAGCCAATCGCTCGCATGATGTCTCCCAGTTGCTGGCGACCAATTTCCTCGGCCTTGGCATTGGCGTTCTTGATGTTCAAGTTCGAGAACACAACTCGCCCCTGGTGGCTTGGGCCAGTGATGTCCAGGCGAATCTTGATGTACTGGCCGGTGCCGTCATTGGTGTCCTTCAGCTCGGCCTGCGTGATGTTGGCGTTGTAGTTGCCCTCTGGAAGCGGTGCATAGCTTCCACCATTGCCTTGCGGCAGTTCGTTTGCGTCAAAGGTTTGTCCAAGAAAAGCCATGATTTACTCCTTGATGGTGATTTTGAAAGATGGGCGGCCAGCCTTGGCCGTGATTGCGTCTGCCAGTGGGCGCGTGATGGTCTCGTCTGCAGCCTTCCAGAGTGCCATGTTGATCTCTGGTGTCCAGCGGAACAGCCGTGCCAGATGCTCGGTCAGGCCATGCTCGGCGGCCAGCTCTTGCAGCTTGTCGCTGTCAACCTTGCGGTCAATGCGGCCAGCGATCTTGACCACAAAGCCGTCTGGCTCGGCAGTCTCAGTCCCCTCGAAGTTCTCAGCCAAGGCCAGCAACTTGACGATCTTGTCCTCGATCTTGCGGCGCTCAGTCGTGGCATTGCCCTCTTCGGCCTTGTAGCGCAGCCAGTCTGCGCTGAGTGCTTTCAGGTCAGCGTGCATCATGCTTTGCCTCCGATCTTGGCAATGACTGCGCTCAGGTCCGGTGCTTCCCAGGCATCCAGCTTTCCGCTGCGATCCTTGGCCAGCCAGAGGCCATCGCTGTCGCACATCAGCGCACGCTGGGTATTGCCATCGCCATCCTTCTCAACACGCAGTGCCAGCACCTCGTCGAAGAAGTATGGCAGCGCCTGGCCGGTCTTGTTGCCTGGCATCGATGGCGAGTACAGAACCCGTCCCATCTCATCCTGAGTCTTCTCCAACTTGGCGCTCATGTAGACATGGCGGCCAGGCAGATCGCGGAAGGCCCGAATGATGTCGGCCATCTGCTCCTGCATCGCACCGTAGGCTTGCCTCGGGTCTTTGGTGGCCTTCTTCTCGGTGTTCAGGCATACCTCAGCGATCTCGCTGATGCTATCCAGTGCCACCGATTTGTAGGCCTTAGCCTCGTCGCTGCTGGTCAGCCAGGTGTAAGCCTCCTGCAGATCGGTCATCGATGCGATCTCGATGAAGGGCAGGTCGGCGTCCTGGATGGACAGCAGGCCTCCTTCAGCAGACAACACGATGGGGCTTGGGAGGGTCTTGATCAGCGAGGTCTTGCCTGCGCCGGCCTGGCCATAGACCAGGACTTTCACACCGTTGGCAGCGAGGCTGCCGGTGGTCTTCACGTTGATTGCCATGAGTGGCTCTCCTTCTTGGGTTGCTGCGCCTTCGGGCGATTCCTTTCGCGCAGTGGTTGCACTATACTCCAAAAAAATGTAGAATGTCAACACCCCGCCAATTTTTTTTTATAGGGAACTGAAAATGATGACCTTGGAGCAGATACGAAACGCCCTATCAGACCGCATGCCAGCCAAGGTGGCAGAGGCCACCGGGCTGCACTACAACACCATCCGAGAGGTGCGAGACAACCCTGAGGCCAACCCGACCTACAAGGTAATGCTGGCTCTGTCCACCTACTTGGAAGGCCGGAGCAATGACCAGCAAAGCTGAAGCAGCCCTGACCTATGCCTCCTGGGGCTGGCATGTCATCCCGGTGGTTCCCAATGGCAAAGTCCCTGCCACCCAGCATGGGGTCAAAGATGCCACCACAGACTCCGAGCAGATCGCCAGATGGTGGGCACAGAACCCAGACTTCAACATCGGCATCGCAGCCGGTGAGCGCTCTGGCATAGTCGTCTTTGACATTGACCCTCGCAACGGTGGCGATTCCTCATGGGCCGCATGGCTCGATGCCAATGGGCGGCTCCCAGACGGTGCCATGCAGATGACCGCAGGCGGCGGCGAACATCACCTCGGTGTCTACAACCCAGAGATCAGGTCTTGCAAGCTCGCTGAAGGCGTGGACCTGTTGGCCGATGGGCGCTACTTTGTGGCATTCCCAAGCACTATTGAAGGACGCAGATACGAGTGGGAAGCCACAAGCGATCCGTTTGATGGCGTGGCACCGTTCACAATGCCGGATCAATGGCTTGAGTCCTACAGGGCGATGCGCAAGCCTGCAGAGCGCCAGCAGGCCAACACTGGTGGCGGTCTTATCCAGGGCAGCAGAAACAACGGCTTGACAGCCCTGGGCGGCGCGATGCGGCGCTACGGCATGACCGAGGCCGAGATCATGGCAGCTCTGGCCATCGCCAACGAGACCCGTTGCGAGATTCCATTGCCATCTTCCGAGCTGGCGCAGATCGTCAAGTCAGTTGGAAGGTACGAACCAGAAAGCGATGTGGCTGCGGCCACCGGCATCGGCTCAGAATCTGCCGACTTCATCCTTGCTGCGGCCCAGGCTGAGACGCAAGAATATTTCTTTACCCGAGCCACCTCCTACCTTGGGCAGCCAGCCCCACTACGCTGGATCATCAAAGGCTGGGTTCCAGACAGCGGCGTGAGCATGGTCTACGGCGAGTCAGGATCTGGCAAGACCTTCATCACACTGGACATGGCTTGCAATATCGCGGCAGGCTTGCAGTGGCATGGCCACAAGACCAAAGCAGGCTTGGTGGTCTATATGGCCGGGGAAGGGAACTATGGCCTGCGCCAGCGGGTGACAGCCTGGTGCAAGGCCCACGATGTCCAGGAATTGGACAACCTCCTGATCTCGAACAAGGCAATCGACATCGACAGCCCAGCCGCTGCGGCCCAGATCATTAACGCGGTGCGCGAAATCACCCAGGACGATGCGGTGGCTATCTTTATAGACACTGTGAATAATCACATGTCTGGGGATGAGAACAGCGCCAAGGACACCCGCAACATGCTTAATGCCTGCAACATCGTGGCCAGGGCGCTTGGCTCCAGCGTATGCCTCAATCACCACACCGGGCATGCAGCCGAATCCAAGCAGCGGGCGCGTGGCTCCAGCGCCTGGAAGGCATCGCTTGATGCCTCCATTCTTGTCTCCAAGAACGACAACAGCATCGAGATTACCTGCACCAAGATGAAGGACGCAGAGCCTCCGAATCCGTTCTTCGGCAAGCTGGAGACAGTGCCGCTGGGATGGATTGATGAGGATGGCGAGGAAATAAAAGGCGCAGTATTTGTGATTGAAGAAAATGCACCGGAGAAAAAGGAAAAAAAGGATTCTGAAATTCAAAAAGATATTCGCAAATTCACAAACGCTTGGTGGGCTGCTGGGGCTGAAGACCGAGACAAAATGCCTTATCTATCGCGCAGTGCATTACTTGAATATCTCACGATAAATGAAGGACTGACAGAATCTACTGCAAAAACTTATGCCCAGGAAAGTAAAAAAGGCAGGTTAATTTATAACCTGCTGAACGCTCAAATTATTCGTGCTCATCAACATGGCTGGGTGGTCTGTGACAGCGCTACAGCGGCAACCTTGATGGTCCGAAGGACTGAAAAGTAGAGTGGGACAATTGGGACAGGACTGGGACAATTGGGACTTTTGTCCCAAGGACAAGGCGAGGCAGCCTGGGACAGGACAGGACACACCCCCTAGGGGGTGTCCCATTTGTCCCAGCCACGATGTGCATTTTTTTGACCTGAAAGGAACAACCTGTGGATAAGTGCAAGACCTGCGGGTCAGACCAACTTGATGTCGGAATCACCAACATCACATCGGGCGCGACCGTTTATCCGATCTACTGCAAAGCATGCGGAGAAGTGTTTGCAAAATATGTGAAGAAAAGAATTGCCTTGGAACATGCCAGAGATAATGGCCCGCTGAAATACTTAAAAACAAGAACAGCAAAATATATTGAGAAACGACAAATTCAAATTAAATGCGAAGTGTGCGATGCAGATGAAGGTGAATTACACCATTGGGCACCTCAGTATTTATTCGGCAATGAAGCCGACTACTGGCCCGTTGCTTATCTTTGCCGCGCTTGCCATAAAAAATGGCATGATCTCGTAACTCCGAACATGAGCGCCAGAACATGACACCCATCCACGACTCCCCCAACTTCGCAACCTGGGAGCGCGACAACCTGGTGCGCTTTTGCCAGGACTGCTACGCTGCACTGCTGGCCGAGCAGGAGGCCAATGAGCAACTTAGGATTGACCTCAAAGATGCGATGAAGATGGCGCGGCAGCAAATTCTGAAGGACAATGCAGCATGACCACAAAATCCCACAAAACAAATCCAGCCGATAAGGTCGAGCAGTGGCCCATCGAGAAGCTGGTGCCATACGCCAAGAACTCGCGCACGCACAGCGAGGAGCAGGTGGCCCAGATCGCGGCCAGCATCCGCGAGTGGGGCTTCACGACCGCTGTCCTGGTGGACGAGTCCGGCAGCATCATTGCCGGTCATGGTCGCGTGATGGCTGCTCGCAAACTCGGCATGGCATCATTGCCGGTCATGGTCGCGGCAGGCTGGACCGATGCCCAGAAGCGCGCCTACGTCATCGCCGACAACAAGCTGGCGCTGAACGCTGGCTGGGACAACGAGCTGCTGGCGCTCGAGCTGGGTGAGCTGGGTGATCTTGGGTTCGATCTGAATCTGGTGGGGTTTACCGATGAGGAGATCGCGGCGCTAATGCCAGTGCAAGGCACCGATGGCCTCACCGATCCTGACGATGCTCCTGCCGTGCAGGAAAACCCTGTCACGGTTCCAGGAGACGTCTGGGTGATGGGAAAGCACCGCCTTTTATGTGGTGATTCGACCAGCGTTGACGACCTGATCAAACTCACTGGCGGCCAACTGGTGGACATGTGGCTGACCGACCCGCCTTACAACGTGGCCTACGAGGGCGGCACGAAGGAGAAGCTGACCATCAAGAACGACTCGATGGGCGACGATCAGTTTCGACAGTTCTTGCGCGATGCTTACACCGCTGCCGACATGGTGATGAAACCTGGCTCGGTGTTTTACATCTGGCACGCCGACAGCGAGGGCTATAACTTCCGAGGCGCGGCCAAGGACGCTGGCTGGACGGTGCGGCAGTGCCTGATCTGGAAGAAGTCCTCGATGGTCATGGGACGCCAGGACTACCACTGGAAGCACGAGCCGTGCTTGTACGGCTGGAAAGACGGTGCTGGCCACCTCTGGGCGGCTGACCGCAAGCAGACCACCATCCTGGAGTTCGACAAGCCCAGCCGAAACGGCGAGCATCCGACCATGAAGCCGGTGGCGTTGTTCGAGTACCAGATGCTCAACAACACAAAGGGCGGCGACCTGGTGCTCGACTCCTTCGGCGGCTCCGGAACCACCCTGATCGCAGCCGAGAAGAACGGCCGCACGGCAATGCTGATGGAGCTGGACCCGCGCTATTGCGACGTCATTGTCAAGCGCTGGCAGGAGTTCACAGGCAAAATCGCAGTTCACGCAGAAACTGGACAACCTTTCGCGGAGGTTAAAGATGGCAGCACGAAAACCCACAATTGAAAAATCGGTTCTAAAAAAGCCGGATGGCCGGAAAAACAACGGCGGCGCACGGGAAAACGCTGGTCGGATGGCCTTTGAGCCGACCGACGCAGAGCGCAAACAGGTCGAGGCAATGTCAGGATACGGCCTGCCAATCGAGCAGATCGCCATCTTGGTGCGCGGCGGCATCGACACCGACACGCTGCGCAAGCACTTTGCCACCGAGCTGGTGGCCGGCAAGGCCAAGGCCAACTCTGGCGTCGGTCGCACTCTGTTCCAGAAGGCAATGGGCGGCGACACGGCGGCCATGATCTGGTGGTCCAAGACCCAGATGAAGTGGAAGGAAACCCAGGCGCACGAGCTGACCGGCGCAGACGGCGCGCCCCTGGAGTTTGCAAAGATCGAACGAGTGGTCATCCGTGGCAAAGCAGACGCTGAAAATTCAGACGCCTGAGTGGGCGCTGCCGCTGCTGGAGCCGTCGCGCTACAAAGGCGCGCACGGCGGCCGTGGCTCCGGCAAGTCCCACACCTTTGCCGAGATGCTGATCGAAGCGCACATCATGGACCAGTCCAGCCGCAGCGTCTGCGTGCGCGAGGTCCAGAAATCGCTGGCGCAGTCGGTCAAGCGCCTGCTCGAACTCAAGATCGAGTCTATGAATGCAGGCGCTTACTTCGAGGTGCAGGAGGCCGTCATCAAGTCCAAAAAGGGCGACGGCCTGATCATCTTCCAGGGCATGCAGAACCACACGGCCGACTCGATCAAGTCGCTCGAAGGCTACGACCGTGCCTGGTGCGAGGAGGCGCAGAGCCTGTCGCAGCGCAGTCTGGACCTGCTGCGGCCAACCATCCGCAAGCCAGGCTCAGAGCTGTGGTTCACCTGGAACCCCAGCCAGGCCAGCGACCCGGTCGATGCCCTGCTGCGTGGCGAGAAGCCTCCACCGGACGCCAAGGTGCTGGAGGTCAACTACAACGACAACCCCTGGTTCCCCGACGTGCTGCGCGCCGAGATGGAGTACGACCTGGCGCGCGACCCGGACAAGTACGCACACGTCTGGCGCGGCGGCTACCTGCAAAACAGCAGCGCGCGCGTCTTCCGCAACTGGCGCGTCGAGGAGTTCGAGGCACCAAAGGACGCCATCCACCGGCTGGGCGCTGACTGGGGCTTTGCCACCGACCCGACCGTCCTGGTGCGCTGCCACATCGTCGGCCGCAACCTCTACATCGACCACGAGGCCTACATGGTGGGATGCGAGATCGTCAACACGCCGGACCTGTTCATGACCGTGCCAGAGGCCGAAAAGTGGCCCATCGTGGCTGACAGCTCGCGGCCGGAGACGATCAGCCACATGCGCAAGAACGGCTTCCCCAAGATCATGGGCGCGGTCAAGGGCGCGAAGTCGGTGGAGGAAGGCGTCGAGTGGCTCAAGTCCTACGATGTGATCGTCCACCCGCGCTGCATCCACACCATCGACGAGCTGACCTTCTACAGCTTCAAGACCGATCCGCTGACCGGCAAAGTGCTGCCGATCCTGCAGGACAAGAAGAATCACGTCATCGATGCGCTGCGATATGCGTGCGAGGGCGTCCGCAGGGCTGCGGTGGTTTCGCGGCCTGTCAACTTCACACCATTGCCTGTCACGAGCAAATGGTAGAAAATACTTGCAAATAGGGGCGAAATATGGCACGCATGTCCAAAGAGCAATATCTCAACAATCTGCACACCGATGCGCTGGAGCAGTTCAACGACATCCAGACCGCACTGCGCGACGAGCGCCTGCAGTGCCTGCAGGACCGGCGCTTTTACAGCCTGGCCGGCAGCCAGTGGGAAGGCCCACTGTGGGACATCTACGAGAACAAGCCGCGCTTCGAGGTGAACAAAATCATGTTGTCGGTCATCAGGATCGTCAACGAGTACCGAAACAATCGGATCACGGTCGACTACGTCAGCAAGGACGGCGAGAACGACAAGCTGGCCGAGACCTGCGACGGCATGTACCGAGCCGACGAGCAGGACAGCGTGGCCGACGAGGCCTACGACAACGCCTTCGAGGAGGCCGTGGGCGGTGGCTTTGGTGCCTGGCGTCTGCGCACCGTCTACGAGGACGAGGAGGACGAGGACAACGAGTACCAACGCATCCGCATCGAGCCGATCTTCGACGCCGACAGCTCGGTGTTCTTTGACTTGAACGCCAAGCGCCAGGATAAGGCCGACGCCAAGTTCTGCTACGTCGTTACCTCGATGACCAGGGCCAGCTACAAGGAAGAGTGGGGCGACGACCCGACCGACTGGCCCAAGATCATCCATCAGTACGAGTTCGACTGGTGCACGCCGGACGTGGTCTACATCGCCGAGTACTACAAGGTCGAGGAGGTCAACGAGACCATCCGCATCTTCCGAGCCATCGACGGCACCGAGGAGCGCTACAGGGCCAGCGAGTTCACCGACGACCCTGCGCTCGAAGAGACCCTTGCGGCCATCGGCAGCGTCGAGGTGCGGCAGCGCAAGATCAAGCGCAAGCGCGTGCACAAGTACATCATGTCGGGCGGCAAGATTCTGGAGGACGCCGGCTACATCGCCGGCAACTGCATCCCCATCGTTCCGGTCTACGGCAAGCGCTGGTTTGTCGACAACGTCGAGCGATGCATGGGCCATGTGCGCCTGGCCAAGGATGCGCAGCGCCTCAAGAACATGCAGCTCTCCAAGCTGGGAGAGATCAGCGCGTTGTCCAGCGTCGAAAAGCCCATCCTCACGCCTGAGCAGGTGACCGGCCACCAGATGATGTGGGCAGACGACAACCTGCGCAACTACCCGTACCTGCTGGTCAACCCGATCACCGGCCCGGACGGCAGCCAGCAGATCAGTGGCCCGGTGGCCTACACCCGCAGCCCACAAATCCCGCCTGCGATGGCTGCGCTCCTGCAGATCACCGAGCAGGACATGCAGGAGATTCTCGGCAGCTCGCAGCAGGCCGACAAGATGGTCAGCAACATCAGCGGCAAGGCCGTCGAGATGATCCAGACCCGCCTGGACATGCAGACCTTCATCTACATGAGCAACTTTGCCAAAGGCATGAAGCGCTGCGGTGAAATCTGGCTGAGCATGGCCAAGGACGTGTACGTTGAAGAAGGCCGGCGCATGAAGGTGATCAACGCTGCCGAAGAGGCAGACATGGTCGACCTGATGAAGCCGATGGTCAGCGAGACCGGCGAGGTGGTTCTGGAAAACGATCTGAGCCAGGCCAAGTTCGATGTGGTCGCAGACGTTGGCCCGTCCAGCTCAAGCAAGCGCCAGGCGACCGTCCGGGCGCTGACCGGCATGATGGCCATCAGCGACGACCCAGAGACCAAGCAGGTGCTGCAGGCGATGGCCATGCTGAACATGGAAGGCGAGGGCATCGGCGACGTGCGCGACTTCTTCCGCAAGAAACTGCTGCGCATGGGCGTGGTCAAGCCGACCGAGCAAGAGGCCGAGCAGATGATGATCGAGCTGCAGGGCCAGCCCCAAGACCCGAACGCTGTCTTCCTGCAGGCTGCGGCAGAGGAGGCCATCGCAAAGGCAGCTCAGGCGCGCGCCAGCACAATCAAGACCGTGGCCGACGCCGGCCTGTCTCGTGCCAAGACGGCCGAGACGCTTGCCAAGACCAGCCTGGAGCAGCAAAACCTGGTGCTGACCGAAATCGAGGCAGCCCAGCAAGCTGTCATGGGCCAAGAAATTCAACCCGTTGTCAGATGATGGCAAATGGGTGAGAATGTGGGAAACGGCATCCACCCAGCCGTGTCAATGGGTGAGTTTGATGGGGTCAACCGATGAACAAAAGGGCAGTGATTGTTGATGAGAGCCAAGTCGACGAAACCGTAGCAATTGAGGACGAGCCGCAGGAAGTTGAGATTGAAACTGGTGAGAACAATGCCGCCAGCGACCAACTGAACGACGGCGAGACGCAAACGCAGGAGGAGGAGTCGGACGAGGTTGTCGTCTCCATTGGCGAGGAAGCGCCCCCCGCCGAAGAGGAAGTCCGTGCGCCGGAATGGGTGCGTGAGCTGCGTAAAGCGAACAGGGAAAAAGAGCGCCGGATTCGTGAACTCGAAGCCAAGCTGACGGCCACAACGACTGAGAAAAAGCCGGTCGTGACGTTGGGACCGAAGCCGAAGCTGGAGGACCACGACTACGATGCGGATCGATACGAGCAAGCAATGGACGCCTGGCATGACCGCAAGCGCCAGCACGACCTAGAGACCGACAAGGTTCGACAGGCCGAGCAAGCGCAGCAGCAAGCCTGGCAAAGCAAGCTGGAGTCCTACGGCAAGGCGAAAGCCGAGCTGAAGGTGCGTGACTACGAGGATGCTGAGGAAACCGTCCAGCAGGTCTTAAGCGTCACCCAGCAAGGCATCGTCCTACAAGGCTCGGACAATCCGGCCCTGGTGATTTATGCACTCGGCAAGAACCCGAAAAAGGCAGCGGAACTCGCAACATTAACCGACCCCGTGAAGTTTGCCTTCGCGGTAGCGAAACTGGAGAAGGAATTGAAAGTTACCAACCGCAGGGCAGCACCCGCACCAGAGCGCATCGTCCAGGGAACTGGTCGAGTATCTGGCGCGGTGGACTCAACACTTGAACGGCTGCGCGATGAAGCCGCACGCACTGGAAACATGACGAAAGTCCTCCAGTACAAGCGGCAGAAACAAACAGCATCCAGAAACTGATTTTTTTATAGGAGCCAATCATGGCAAATTCATTTTCCAAAGAAGAGCGCGTCGCGTTTGAAGACCTTCTCGAAGGCTTCAACGATGCGCTGGTCCTCTCCCGCAACGTCAGCGTCTATCGCACCGACCAGGTGATGATGGAGCGTGCTCGTGACACCATCTGGCGTCCGCAGCCCTACATCGCTCAGTCGATCAACAGCACGCCTGGCACCAGCATTGCGCTGCAGTACCAGGACATGACCCAGCTCGCAGTTCCGGCCACCCTCGGGTTCAGCCAGACCGTGCCCTGGACCATGACCGCGCTGCAACTGCGTGACGCACTGCAGGAAGGTCGCCTCGGCCAATCAGCCTCGCAGAAGCTGGCCTCCGACATCAACGTGGCAATCATGAACGTGGCATCCTCGCAGGGCACCTTGGTCGTGTCGGTGTCCACTGGTGCTGGCAGCTACGACGATGTGGCGCTGTGCGACACCATCATGAACGAGCAAGGCGTTGTCATGAACGACCGTGCTCTGGCCCTGTCCAGCCGCGACTACAACGGTCTGGCCGGCAACATCGCCAGTGCTCAGGCCCGTTCGTTCAACGGCAACAAGTCCAACACTGCGTTTGAGCGCAGCTTCGTTGGCATGGTCGCCGGGTTCGAGACCTACAAAATGGACTACTCCAACGCGATCAACGTGCCCAATCCGTCGACCACTCAGGTCACGATTGACACGGCCAACCAGTTCTATGTGCCGCAAGCCACGTCGAACCTGGTCGGTGGTCAGATCAACGTGGACAACCGTTTCCAGAACATTCTGATCGACATCGCTGCAGGCGGCCAGGTCAGCATTGGAGACTCGTTCACGGTGGCCAACGTCGAGGCGGTGCATCACATCACCAAGCAGTCCACTGGACAAGAGAAGACATTCCGGGTCATCGCATTGCCCAACGCTGGCTCTGGTGTGCAGACCATCGGCTCTGGCGCAGGTCAGACCATCACGATCTCGCCTCCGTTCATCTCTGGTCAAGGCGGCTCTGATGCTGAACTGCAGTACCAGAACATCAACTCGACCCCTGCGGCCGGTGCCACCATCACCTTCCTGAACACCCAGCCTGGACGCATCAACGTGTTCTGGCAGCGCGATGCTCTGGAAATCTTGCCTGGTCGCTACGCTGTGCCTTCGGACGCTGGTGTTGCAGTGATGCGTGCCACCACCGACAACGGCATCGAGGTGGTGATGCAGAAGTTCTACGACATTGACAGCATGACGATCAAGTATCGTCTGGACACCCTGTTCGGCGTCGTGAACAAGCAGCCTGAGATGTCCGGCATCCTGTTGTTCGGTCAGACCTGATCTTCAACTAACGGTGGGGGGACTTCGGTCCCCCCATTCACAAGGAGCACACCATGCCGTTGACCAAAGGTTACTCGCAGAAATCAATCAGCAAGAACATCTCCAAGGAGATGAAATCTGGCATGCCGCAAAAGCAAGCCGTGGCCGTTGCGCTGTCGACTGCGCGCACTGCAGCCAAGGCCGCAGGCAAGCCCAGCAAAGCGCCAGCCAAGCCAATGAAGGCCAAAAAATGAAGGCCGGCCTGTACGCCAACATCCACGCCAAGCGCGAGCGTATTGAGCGCCAGAAGGCCGCAGGCAAGACGCCTGAGCGCATGCGCAAGCCTGGGACCAAGGGCGCACCGACCAAGGCCGACTTTGTGGCCTCAGCCAAGACAGCGAAGAGGAAATGATGCTGCAATACCCACGCATGCTTTACAAGACGCCACCGGCACGCCCAGGAAAGCGCGCCGATATGCGTGTGGTCAAGGATCAAGCAGAGTGCGACCAGGCTCTGGCAGCCGGCTGGCACCTGAAGATTGAGGCAGCAGACGAGGCATCTGGCTTCGTCTACCAAAAGCCCGTCCCCAAGCCGCTGCCCAAACGAGCCCCAAAGCCAAAGCCTCCAAAGCCGGTCAACAAACTCGACCCGAAGTGGAGCGCAGAGCAGCGTGCCAAGGCGGCAGCAGCAGTGTCGGCAGAGGTGCCGCAAGACGATGCGCCGGTCACCCGCGCAGAGCTGGAGGCAAAAGCCACCGAGTTGGGGATACCATTCAACGGTCGCACGTCAAACAAGAAGCTCAGTGGCCTGATTGCCACTGCAATGCAGCAGGGAGGCTGACATGGGCTACAGCAAGCGCCAATTTATTGAGGCCGCATTTGCCGAGATCGGCCTTGCGTCCTATGTGTTCGACCTGCAGCCCGAGCAGCTTGAGGCCGCCAGGCGCAGGCTCGATGCCATGATGGCCGACTGGAACGGCAAGGGCATCCGGCTCGGTTATCCGATCCCAGCAAGCCCCCAGGACGGCAGCATCGACGAGCAAACCAGCGTCCCGGACTCGGCCTACGAGGCGATCATCTGCAGCCTGGGCATTCGGCTGGCTCCGAGCTACGGCAAGCAGGTGATGCCGGAGACTAAGGCCACGGCCAAGCAGGGCTACGATACCCTCCTGCAGCGTGCCACGTTCCCGCTGGAGCAGCAGTTCCCCAACACGCTGCCGTCTGGCGCTGGAAACAAGCCCTGGCGCGTGTACGACAACCCATTCCTGGGCAACCCCGTCTATCCGGTGACCGCTGGACCAGACGGCCCTATCGAGTACAACTAAAGGAGCGAGCACCATGCCGCAAATCAACCAACTCCCGCTGCTGGCACAGGTCTCTCCTGGCGACCAGATTCCCGTCTACGCTCCAAACAATGGAGATGCTCGACGCCTGCCGATCAGCCAGCTCCTGCAGTACTTTCAGCAGACGTTTGCCAGCCCCACGCTGGCCACCAATGTTTACACCCCTGGCACCGGCTTCAACATTGCGGTGCCGACGCCTGTGGCCGACCAGCAGTGGATGCTGATCCAGCCTGCTGGCACGCTGGCCACCGGTACCGTCACGCTGCCGCTGAACACGCAGACGCCTGATGGCACTGAGGTGCTGATCACGACCACCCAGCAGATCACCAGCTTTACGCTTGGCATCAACGGCGCATCCGCATCCTACGGTGCGCCGACCACGCTGGCCGCCACTGACTTTTTCCGCATGCGCTTTGTGCAGGCGACCAACTCCTGGTACCGGATCGCCTGATCATGGCCACCAAGAAAGACCCCAGGCTGGAGCGCATTGGCGTGGAGGGCTTCAACAAGCCCAAGCGCACGCCATCGCATCCGACCAAGAGCCACGTCGTTGTGGCCAAGGCTGGCGACCAGATCAAGACGATCCGGTTCGGCCAGCAGGGCGTCTCTGGTTCTCCAAAAAAGGAAGGCGAGAGTGCAGCCGACAAGGCACGGCGTGAGTCGTTCAAGGCTCGTCACGCTGGCAACATCGCCAAGGGCAAGCTGTCTGCTGCATGGTGGGCCTCAAAAGTGAAGTGGTAAGACTATGCAGATTCCAATCCTCAACGGCATCTACACCGACAACGGTCCTGACCTGCGCACGAGCTACCCGGTCAACATGGTGCCGGTGCCAAAGCAGTCTGGCATCAGCAATGGCTTTCTGCGTCCTGGCGACGGCATTGTGGCCAATGGCAGCGGCCCAGGCGTGGACCGTGGCGGCGTCAACTGGAATGGCATCTGCTACCGGGTCATGGGCACCAAGCTGGTGACCGTGGCCAGCAACGGAACTGTGACTGTGCTGGGTGACGTTGGCGGTCCCGTCAACACGCTGGTGACATTCGACTACAGCTTCGACCTGCTGGCCATTGCGTCCGGTGGCCGCCTGTACTATTGGAATCCTGTTGCCAACACGCTGACGCAGAACACCGACCCAGACTTGGGCATCGTGCTCGATGTTGTCTGGGTGGACGGCTACTTCATGACAACCGACGGCGAGTTTTTGGTGGTCACCGAGCTGTCCAATCCGCTTCAGGTCAACCCGCTGAAATACGGCAGCTCCGAGGTTGACCCAGACCCTGTGGTGGCGCTGCTCAAGCTGCGCAACGAAATCTACGCACTGAACCGCAACACCATCGAGGTGTTCGACAACATTGGCGCAGAGTTCTTCCCATTCAATCGCATTGACGGTGCGCAAATTCAGAAGGGAGTCATCGGCACCTTTGCCTGTTGCGTGTACATGGAGCAGATCGCTTTTCTTGGCAGCGGCCGCAACGAAGCGCCAAGCATCTACATGGGCGCTGCAGCCACGGCACAAAAGATCAGCACGCAGGAGATTGACGAGTTGCTGCTGAACTACACCGAGGCGCAACTGGCCTTGGTCAAGCTGGAGGCACGCAACGACAAGGCTCACCAGCACCTCTACGTCCACCTGCCAGACCGCACGCTGGTCTACGACGGAGCGGCATCGCAGGTGCTTGGCGAGGCTGTCTGGTTCACGCTGACCACCACCGTGGTCGGCTTCAGCCAGTACCGTGCGCGCAATCTGGTCTGGGCCTACGACAAGTGGCTGGTCGGCGATCCACAGTCCAGCAACATCGGCTATCTGGTGGACACCATCGGCACGCACTGGGGTCAGAAAGTGCGCTGGGAGTTTGGCACCTTGATCGTCTACAACGAAGGCAACGGAGCGCTGTTCCACGAGCTGGAGCTGGTCAGCCTGACCGGGAGAGTGGCGCTGGGCGTCGACCCGCAGATCAGCACCAGCTACTCGCTGGACGGTCTGTCCTGGAGCCAGGATCGATTCATCCGTGCCGGCACCATCGGCAACACCAAGAAGCGCCTGGCCTGGTTTCAGCAGGGCAACATGCGTAACTGGCGCATCCAGCGTTTCCGTGGCGACAGCGACTCGCACATCGCATTCGCACGCCTTGAGGCGCAGATCGAAGGGCTGGCGTACTGATGGCCACAGCACCCTACTCTCGCAGGCTAAACCTGACACGCGACCAGCTCGCGCAGTTTCTGACCGACCAGCAGCAGATCAGGCAGTTCGAGCTGTTGTTCGCAACGGTCGATGCCATCGCACCTGATGTGGTGCTTGAGATCAACATCGCGGCCGGCACTGCCCAGGCAACTGCTGTGCAGGCGCTTGGCATGATTGCCTCGCTGGCGCAGGAGGCTGCTGTCAGCTCTGCGGTGATCGATGGCAAGACCACGTTAGCGCTGGACCAGATCGCTGCGCTGGCTCAGGAAACGTCAGTCAGCATTGCGTCAGCAGAGAACAAGGCCAACCAAGCGCTGGCACTGCTCGGCCAACTGGCCACGGCCGTTGAAGGCCTGCAGATGTCGCCACCACCACGCGAGTTCAAGCGTGCGCGCTACGGCTCGTTCTACAGCACCACCACGCAGACGGCTGGCGTCGTCAACACGGCCACCGCAGTAACTTACAACACCACGGACCTGTCCAGTGGTGTGCGCATCGGCACCACGACATCGCACGTCATCGTGGACACTGAAGGAATCTACAACTTTCAGACCTCGATCCAACTTGATAGCACGGTGG